TAATTTTTTAACAAAACTCGGTTTAGGGCACTGAAAAGTGCCCTTTCGAAGGGGTATGCCCTAAATTGAGTGCTTACGTATAAAATAAAGAACTCCATCTATATAATTAACGATCACAAAATATTCATTAAAATCTGTGATTACCTATACAATTATTAGCATAATAATTTAATAAAAGGTTTAGAGGAAGTACTGCTTATGCATCAGAAAGGTTTACTAACATACGCATTAAACTTAATTGGTAATCTTGTCTATATAGACGAAGTTGACACAGGGCAGCTTTGCAATTGTTATTGTCCATCATGTAAGGAAAAATTGGTAGCGAAAAATGGTGGAATGAAACGTGTCCATCATTTTGCTCATGCTTCTGGAGTAGATTGTGAAAATGCATATGAGACTATGTTGCATCAGTTGGCAAAATTAAGAGTTCAAGAGGCATTTCTATCTAAAGAAGTATTTAATGTTGGTTTTGAGTATCGTTCATATTGCCCACATGTAAAGACATGTGCATTCGTTAGATATGGAAATTGTTATATATCAACTCATAAAAGATTCAATTTAAAAGAGTTTTATGACTCATATGAACAAGAAATACAGTATGATTCAATTAACAGACGCTCTGATTTGAAAATATTTTCGTCTAAGAAGCCTCAATTGGCGCCTATATATATTGAATTTTTTGTTACTCATGCAAGTGATGTATCTAAATTGCATAATGGTGGTAAAATTATTGAAGTTAAGATTGAATCTGAAAATGACATTCAAAGAATTGTCGATGATGGTTTCATTGAATCCTCTAAATGTGATAGCAGGCTCCTAGAAGGAATAGAATCTGAAAATATAAGTGAAACAACGTTTTGGGGATTCAAGTCGGAGGACTATGATGCTAAAAATATTACACAAGAGATAGAATTTTCTCGTTATATTCTATATGCATCCGGTAAGTCACAATGTTATCAAGACACATCTTTGTGTAAGAATATAGCTAAAGTTAGGAAACAATCTCTTTTGGAAATATGCATTCATACACCTGTTGCTTTTGGAGTATATGAAATGGTTAAATATCAAGGATATAAAAGATTTGGTATTAAGAATTGTTTATACTGTAAAAATTTTGTTGACAGCTATGACGGCTCAGGAAAACTATGCCGCTTGTATAAATATTTAGGAATAGACCGGTTTGAGCAACATGATACTGCAAGAGCAAAATCTTGTCCTTCTTTCTTGATAAATCAAGATGAAATGAATAGGGAACTTGAACATTTTGATTCTTTGAATAATAGGGAATATACCGAGCTTGAATAATTTCCAACCACATAATATTATCTGCAAGTCAAAACTTTTCTTTTCCCGCTAATTTGAGTTTTTCGTGTAGGATTTAGTTCATTATAATTCTAATGTAGGCATAAAGTATTTATAATTAATAAAGTACTCGATTTGAAATTTTGTTAATGCTTGCTATGCTTGAAATGAAGAGTTAAAAATAAATAATAAATAAAATGTGTGACAAGAGTTACAGCTTGAAAACTATAATTCTTGTCACATTTTTTTAGAACAGAAAGCTATTGTTTAATATTTTTTCATCAGGTTTTATTTCCAAGTAACTTATGAACTACTATCACCATCGTAATTCCCAAGATCGCTATAAGCCCACATGCAGCAACCATCCTCCAAATTAACCAGGAATGCAAAAATTCTACATTCGCCACGATCATACAGATCAAAAAAGAGGATAGGGTAATTAGAATGACAATCAAAATATAAAATGCCTTATATGATAAATAAATGCGATTATCCATTTGAGCAATCCTTTGTTCTGCCTCAGTGCATTTGATCTCAATTTGGTCAATAAACCGGCCAAGAACGGTATTACCAAATTTAACAGCCTGATCTTGCGTATCCTGAGTAATAGACAGTTTGTATTTTCCTAATAAATCTACCAATGCGGTAAGATCCGTCCTCAATCCATACACATTGTCATTCAACTCGGCAAGTTCTTTTACGTTTATACCAAGCAGACGTTTTTCCTCCTCAAGATATTCATTTTGAGGAGTACTTTTGGTAACCTGCACTTCCTTCATTTCAGCGGTAAAATCAAATTTCTTTTTCATAAGCTCATCGTTTTAATCCAGTTTTCGGTTTCTTTCCTAAGGTACGAATGGCAGCACGGGCACATCTTTTTGCCCATAAGAGATCATCCTCGTCCTTATCTCTCCATGGCAATTCGCTTTGTGAACCACCGCCACCTCCGGTTGGTGCATTGGGAACTTCCAGCAATCCGACAAATATTGCTACTGCCATATCGGTTAACTCCTGTGAATTGGAAACGAAACGATAATCAAATTCATCGTTAAAATGGTTGAGTACCTTTTCTGGAATGTAGAACCGATGTTCCTGGCCTTCGTGACTCAATGTATAGGGAACCGTATTCGGATTGTAGATCTTATATTTGGTATAATCAGCGGATGCCGATGGCTTCTGAATCTGTTTCGAATCAGTGTCTTTAGGTTTGTTGTTTGCTGCAATGCCTGACCTATAATGAAGTTTCTCCCATGTGGCAGGAAGTTTTGAAACCATCAGGTTTTTACCAATACCCAGATCGGAAGCTTTGTATTTCGTCTTTCCTTTCATGATAGCATATCCGTGAAGAATACCATCATCGTCCTTTCGCTCATGTATGGTGTATCCTTTCTTTGTCAATGCTGCTTTGTATTCATCCCATGACCATGATGACATGGATTTAAGTACATTTATACAATCTCGTGTAATCAATATCATGTTGATATTTCTTACCTGTTCTGCTGTTGTCCATCCACGTTTCTTTGCCACTCTTTCTGCTGCCCACTGGGCACGAAGGTGTATATTGTGGTCGTTGTTAATCTTTCCGTCTTCATCCATCCGGCAGACAGCAGCATGAAGATGCGGAACTCCGCTATTGGATTCCATATGGAGCCAGACTGTGTATTTGCTGTTGGCCAGATTGGTCGGACAGTTTCGTACTTTCTCGTCCTTGTCTTTGAACACCTGTTTGTCAAACTCTTTAGTGAAATCATGTCAAAGTTTTTGCCAGTCTTCAATGGTGAAGTCCTTGGTATGTTTGGGTGACGGACTAAGTTCAATTCTGATGACTGAGTTCTTCACCGGACGGAAGCGGGAAAGAGTAAATTGCATGGAATTCCAGACACCCATTGCATCTAGTTCCGATGTAAGGGGGGAGAAACGATGCGTGTCAAAGTTCGGTCGGTCTGAAAATATCTGATTGCTTTGGTTTTCAAAGCGTTAGAACGGGGTAGGAGTGAGCTGGGTGGAAAAACGAAGCGTTTACATCGCTTTACATCGAGCTTACATTTGAACCTTGTTTGAACGCCGTTCAAATGAATCTCTTTACATTAGGAGTGGGGTAGGGGAGAATTCAGGCAGTATGGTATTATTTTACTCCGATTCTTTGCCCAGGCCATACTTCCATATACAAAGATAACCAAATGGTGTAATTTATGCAAGTGGAGTAGGGGAGCGCTTCGCTTCTCTCCTATTTTTATTCATTGAAATTATTCCATATAGCTGATATTTGGTATATTTGCAGTGAAATAAATACCGTATATCATGAGTAAAGTTATCCATGTACATTTGATTTTTGAGAAAAAGAACATCTACTTTGGTAGTATATCGGCCATTTTTGAAACTCTGACGGAGAAACAGGTCGGAATCACTAAGAGTAGTCTTTTACATGCTGGACTGGTTGATGACATTGCCAAATACACGAAACGTGCAATGATTATTCAGTCTCGCTTGATAACATGTACCAGAAAGGGATAAAATGCCTTAGAACGCAATTAAAAGCCGCAAAAGCGGCTTTTTTTGCCCTTATAAGTGTCAAACTATGATGGAAAGCTGTATTTATCCGTTTGAACGCTTTGAACGTCTTAAAAAGTGGAAAGGTTATTCACTTGCTTATTCATTTGGTTATTCATTTAAGCTATTACAAAAACGAAATGTTTTGATTGCTTATTCATTTGGTTATTCATTTTTGTGCCTATTTTATTCTAATAAAACGGGGAAATATCTTTTTTTTATTTGGTATTCATCGGTTTTTATAATATTGTAGGGGGTAAATTGTATATAGATAATATTTATTTACTCCCCTGTATTTTTATATATTCTGCTGTAAAATAGTGATTTAACTGTTTTTACCTCCCTTTCCCCATAAAACACGTTTTAGATGGCATTGGCAACCGTAGAATCGCTTGCATCCGAAACACGCCCCGACTTGTCCTGTTTAAGTTGTGTAATTGTCTGTTTGAGCATCCCTATTTCCTCTGCCATTTCTCGAATGGTGGAGTCTTTTTCCCTTAAAACATCCAGAAGCTCCCTAAAATTATTGTTAGCTGTTTCTGGAGGAGCTGTTTCCGTTACTACTGGTGTAATTTTTTCGGCTTCTATATCTTTTAAAAGAAAGTCGTCGATTGATATTCTAAAAAACTTAGATATTTCACATAACAAACTCAATTTAGGTTCTGTATTACCCAGTTCATAGTTTGACATTGTACCTTTTTTGATGCCCAGAAACTCAAATTCATCTAATTTAAGTCCCCTACTCTCCCTTAAATGTCTAAGATTCTTAGAAAAAATACTCATAAATCTAAATTATTTGGATTAATACTTTGTCGTCTAAGAAACTTAGACTATATTTGCCACGTGATTAAAGTTTAAACACGCCCCAAAGCTACAAAAAAGGCTTGAGGTAACAATGAGAATTTGAAAAGAAGCAAAATGGAAGCAAAATTTAAAAAGGGACAAAGTGTGAGAATCACCAAGAGAAATGGTGAGATCATTGATGGTATAGTTCGTGACTGGGATTATAACATTTGTACGTTCGTGCGGGAATATAATATCGATTATATGAAAAATGGTCAGGTTTGGACTGTAATATGTGTTCCGGAGGATGCGATAAAGAAGCTTTAATAATTTTCTCGGGCAGTTAGTTCAGCTGGTAGAACAAACTAAACTCCTATAATGGAGAGGTTATGGTCCGCGGTTCGAATCCGCGACTGCCCACTACGATAATTTAAATATTAGATAGTATGAAAGAACGAATAGTTGTAGAATACGGTGAGGTGAATAAAATTGCCGAACTGATGGGCTGTACAAACGTGATGGTGAGTCATGCGCTTGCCTTCCGTAAGAACAGCAAACTGGCCCGTTCCATTCGTAAGCTCGCCATTGAGCGCGGTGGATCCAAAGTAGGTGGTAATCCTCAAAATACAAGTAGCCATGAAAAATGATTTGATGACATTGTTCAGCGACCAGCTACACTGGTTTGCTCGTCTGAAACGAAAACAGCGCTTTTGCGTGCTTTACTTCTGTATGAGTTTCGGGATCCTGCTCTCTATTTTTTTTATTAATCCGCTGCTGGAACTTCTCGTAGTGTTGAATTTCGGGATCTCCGTGCGGCTGCTGAAGAAGCATGTCCCTTTGAATGATTTAGAGGATTGATAATCAAGCTGGGAGATGGAATACTTTGATAATATATTGTGTGTAACTTACAAAGAGTTGCTGGATATAATGCCCAAAGGCACTTTGAATAGCCAGCTGTCCCGAGAAAAACTGGATGTCGTTTCCCGTGGCGGTGGTGAAAATAATCCGGCTCTGTATGCCTATTCCTCCCTTCCCGAAAAGTATAAACGACGTTGGGTTCTTCTCAAAGGAGAACCTGAACAGCAAATGAGACAGGAAATGATTCGTAACATAGTGAAGAAAGACGAGAAGGCCGAGCGCTTTTTTGAGGAGTACCGCTACGACAAGAACGGTGAGATAGTCGCTCTTCCCGTGGATGTGAAGAAGGAATACACCTGGAATGCTTCGGTACTGAACGCGCTGATGGAAGAGTTCAAACGCTTGAGTTCATCCAATAACAAGCTGACCGGTTTCCGCCGTAACCTTTGGGAACTTCTGCTTGTCACGAGTGAGGAATGGCGTCCGGTGTACGGGCACAGCCTTCCGGGCAGTGTGGGGCGTTTGAAAGCCCTGATAAACAAGTTCCGTCCCGACAACTACGGTGTGCTTGTGAGCGGTAAATACGGCAACAGCAACACGCTGAAGATCGAGGAGGACGGCGGGCGTTATCTTGTTGCATTGAAACGCAGCCGCGTTCCGGTTTATACTGACATGGAGATCTTCGAGGAGTACAACCGTGTCGCTCCGGAACGTGGCTGGAAGCCCCTGAAGAGTCCCCGCAGCCTCCGCGAATGGTTCAACAGCCCGCGTGTCGAACCTCTGTGGTACGATGCCGTTTATGGGGAAATGAAGGCACACCAGCGTTATGACCGCAAGCACCGGACCATCCTTCCGAGCCGTCGTGACAGCCTCTGGTATGGCGACGGCACGAAGCTGAACCTCTACTATCGTGACGAGAACGGAAACAAGTGTACTACAAGCGTGTACGAGGTGGTGGATGCCTATAGTGAAGTTCTGCTCGGTTATTACATCAGCGACAATGAGGACTATATCGCCCAGTATCATGCTTTCCGCATGGCTATCCAAACGAGCCGGTACAAACCCTACGAGATCGTGTGCGACAACCAGGGCGGTCATAAGAAGAACGCGGCGCTGGGTCTTTTCTCGAAGATCAGCCGTATCCACCGCCCGACAGCTCCGTATAATGGCGAATCTAAGACGATTGAGAACATTTTCTACCGCTTCCAGAGCCAGGTATTGAAGAAACGTTTCGGTTTCACCGGGCAGAATATTACGGCAAAGAGAGATACAAGCCGTCCGAATTTGGAATTCATCAACGCGAACATCGACTCCCTTCCCACATTGGAGGAACTGAAGGAACAGTATGCCGCCGCCCGTGAGCAGTGGAACTCAATGAAGCACCCGGCTACTGGCATCCCCCGTATTGAGATGTACAATACCAGCGTGAACGAGGCCACCGATCCGGTCAGCGTTCCTGATATGGTGGAGATGTTCTGGTACACAACCGATAAACCGTCGCTGTTCACCGCCAGCGGTATCGAGATCACGGTACAGGGAAAGAAATACCCTTACGAGGTTTTCTCCGCTCCCGGTGAGCCTGACCTGGAATGGCGCCGGCGTAATACCTACAAGAAGTTCTATGTCCAGTACGATCCCTATGACATGAGCAGCGTACGGTTGCTTTACAAGGACAAGGGCGGTGCGATGCGTTTCGAGTGTGTGGCCTCGTTCCCGCTGATGATCCACCGTGCCCAGCAGGAGCAGACGGAAGCCGAAAAACGTTTCATCCGCACCCAGCAGGAGGCCGTCGTCAATGAGCGTATAAACCGTCAGGTCGTCGCCAAAGATATCGAGTATGAGCATGGTGTCGCACCGGAGCAGAACGGTTTGCGTACTCCTGACCTGAAAGGTCTCGGAAAGGAGGCGCAACGCCAGATTGACCGCCGCACGAGAAAATACAGCCAGCCGCCCCGTCCTTCCATAGGCCGTGACATGAAAGTCATCAGCAACGTGACATGGGACAGCTTTGAGAAGAAGGAAGTGAGCATCCGCAAGGTGGTCGGGAAATTATAAGGAACAGATTTATAACAAGATAAAAAATATTGATTATGGAAATTACAATGAAAGAGAAGAACGCCATCAGTGAGAGCCTCCGGGCTTACGTGGCGAAGTATCCGAGCCAGACGAAGGCCGCGGGTAGTCTGAAGGGAGTCAGTGTGGGTACTGTGAGCAATATCCTGAACGGGCGTTATGAGAATATCAGTGACGAGATGTTCCGTAATGTCGCCTCGCAGGTCGGTGGTGTAAGCGCTACCGGCTGGCAGATCGTGGAGACCGGCGCTTACCAGGAGATCACGGCTGTGCTCTCCGATGCGCAGCGCTGGCGCAATGTCACATGGGTGACCGGTGAGGCTGGTTGTGGCAAGAGTACCACCGCCCGTGTTTACCTTCATGAGCATAAGGAGGTTTTCTATATTCTCTGCTCCGAGGACATGAAGAAAGGTGACTTTGTCCGCGAGATAGCCCGCACGGTCGGGATCCGGACTGAAGGGTATAATATCCGTGAGGTGTGGGGACTTATTTTGGATGATATCATCCAGATGGACGCGCCCCTGCTGGTGTTCGACGAGGCGGACAAGCTGACCGAACCGGTGTTCCACTACTTCATCAGCCTGTACAACAAACTGGAGGAGAAATGCGGCGTCGTGTTTTTGAGTACCGATTATATTGCCAAACGCATCAGCAATGGTCTGCGATACCAGAAGCCTGGCTACAAGGAGTTCTACAGCCGTATCGGACGGAAATTTTATGAGCTAGAGCCTACGGACGTGAACGACGTGTTTGCGATCTGTTCCGCCAACGGTGTGACTGACAAGAAAGACATCGATAAGGTGATAAAGGAGGCTTCGACATGTGACTTTGATTTGCGGCGTGTGAGGAAGTCCATTCACAAGGTGAAACGCATGGTGGGGGAATGACTCCCGTTCAAATACCGTTCAAACGTAACTTTAAGGATATGGAAAACAAATTTGAATACTTAAAGATCGACGGTCGCGAGCAGCTTCCTGCTCCCTGGAGCGATTACCCAGTCTTGAGGGAATACGAGACGGTGACCGTTTACCGGAATGGTCGCGACTATCTGGACGCCCTTGTGGGACAGCAGGACGGCTGGTGGGTTGCTGGCGTTCACATGGAGGTGGGCGGTTTCGGCGGCGGTTTCAACCCGGGACGTAAATGGGGACAGTTTGCTACCCGTGAGAATGCCCTTCTGTGGGCACTCGGCAGGATGCTCTGCCACGAGAAACTGCGGGGTGCCGCACGGCAGGCCGTGCTTGATCAAATAGACAATATCCGACAACTAAAACTGTTCTGACCATGGAAGAAGAGAAAAAGGATAATAAAAAAGCGGGCATGAGACGTGCCTTGAATGTCAGGGACATCCTGAACAAGAAGTATGACGTATTCCCTTTTGAGGGGAAATGGAAGGATGCCTTCGACACTCCGGAAGTCCGGGGCTGCTGGTTCGTGTGGGGCAACAGCGGTAACGGCAAGACCTCTTTCGTGATGCAGCTCTGTAAGGAACTTTGCAAGTATGACCGTGTGGCGTTCAACTCCCTGGAGGAAGGAACTTCTCTGACTGTCCAAAATAACCTGCGGCGCTTTGGTATGGCCGAGGTAAGCCGCCATTTGGCGTTCATCAAGGAGGACATCCCCACCTTGAAGATCAGGCTCCGGCGTCATAAGAGTTTCAACGTCGTGATCATTGACAGTTTCCAATACACGCAGATGACGTATCGTGACTATATCCAGCTGAAGGAGGAGTTTCCGGACAAGCTGTTTGTTTTCATCAGCCATGCCCGCGGCAAGAATCCTAAAGGTGATGCGGCCACGAGCGTGATGTATGATGCCGACCTGAAGATATGGGTAGAGGGCTACGTCGCCTTCAGTAAGGGACGTTATCAGGGGGCCACTGGTGAATACACAATCTGGGAGAAGGGTGCCTATGACTATTGGAATGTGACGGGACCGAAACAGAAAGGAGGTCAGGCATGAGCAGGATAAAGAAACAGCTGGCGATTTGTCCTCCCGCCTATATGTGTAAGGGGCCTAACCGTGAGAACTTCGTCAGTACCGGTCACAAGTGTGGTTACTGCAAGGGTAATGGCTGGTTCTGGGGAACGGAAGAGGGCAGCCGCGAGGACGTGCATGTGTCCTGCCCGGTGTGTGGCGGTAGCGGTGAGCTGGATGCGATTATAACAGTGGACTGGAAACCTTCAAGCAAGTAAGCCATGAGAAAGGAGTATTACAACTACGTTGTGAAGCTGCCCGTTCTGCTTCATGAACTGTTCCGCGGGAAAGTTGCCGACTATCATTTTTCCGACATGACGGTAGTGATGAACCACCTGGTAAAGTCCTATATCCGCATGACGGACGGTGGCAGGGTTTCTACTGCCACCCGGCGTATCCTTCTCTGCATGGACCGTATTCCGGACATGTCGTTCTTCTTCCGCCGCCAGGAGAAGGCGGTGCTGTTCTTCGAGATGGATCCGGCCGTTGCCGACAGCCTACAGCGTGCCATCGTTTCCGGGGGCTGGGGCAACCGCCAGCGTCTTGCCGTCCGCCTGGTATGCGCTTTCTGCTGCGGTGCCGGTGTGACGTTGAACAACCTTTCGATGGAGCTTGCCGCCGGAGAGGTGTTCCGCCGTCCGGAAGGTTATCTCATACATACCTACGTGAGCAATTACCAGTACGTGTTCCTGAAGGAGACGGCCGCTGCCCAGCGCATGAGCGTGGAGGGTATGCTGACGGCCGCCGCTGAACTGCTGGTGGGAACGGATGACGAAGGTTCCGGATACCATATTCCGGAGAGTCTCGGCCGTATTGCTGACCGCGTGCTCGAGGTGAGGGGCAGCACGCTGAAGGACTTCCGCCGGCAGTGTCTGGTGAGCATCCGCACGAACACTATCGGTTCGGACCGTATCGCCGCCTTCATGGAAAAGCACGGCATCGCCTCCGCCCGTGAGTTCCTGCGTCGCGTGGTCCTCTTCTTTCTGGAGGCACGGTATCTGATTTACCGTAAGGAGGTAGAACTTGATGAGGATGACCTTCCGGAGGAGGAAGAGACGGATTGGGAGGAAACTATGTACAGCCAGTATCAAAAAAGAGATTTCGCGATTTCAACATATAATTATTAACCATTAAAATTTAACTGAAATGATTACAGAAAAACAGAAAGAGGCAGTAAAGGAACTCTGCCAATACGTGGATAACTTTTGTAAGGAAAATAATCTTAGTGCCTTTATGAGCGTTGCGGCCAGTGAGGACCATCCGGACGGGCTTGAGCAGATAGCCGGCTCAATCATTACCGGCAAGACTGAACATATTGTCGGCTCTATTTCTGGGGTTGTCAAAGCGAATAAGAATGTCTATATACTGCTTTCCATGGGGCTTATGCAGGCCTATACGAGAAAGGCTGACATTAATACTATTCCGTTCGATGAAAATTTGAATATGAACTGATGAATGCAGCATAAACAGCTATGAGTGAAAATAACAACAAGCAGAAACGTAAACGTGTCTGTCCGCATTGCGGCCGAAAGTTGTGGATGCGTGAGTTCTATCCGTTGAAGAATGGGGGACGGAGTTCCTGGTGTCATGAATGTGTGCTGGCGTACAAGCGTGAACAGTACCGCAAGCACCGGAAGGTTGCTGACGGTACTTTCATGCACCGGACACTGGGACGGCTCGTCGAGCATAAGGGATATTCCACCCGTATCTTTTGGAACGGCAATATGCTTTCCATCATGCGTCGCCACTATCACAATACCCTCAACCGGGAGCTGGCTGAAATGCTCGGTGTTTCCGAACGCAGCGTCACCCGGAAGGCCCGAGAAATGGGACTGGAAAAGGACAAAGGTTTTGTAGCCTCCCTTAGCCGGGAACATTTGTTGCTGGCAAACGCGAGAAGCAAGGAACTGGGATATCCAGGCGGCTTCACCAAGGGGATGAAGTTTCGGGGAAACCAGTACACCGGGAGAATAAGAGTTGAATAACATACAGCACGGTCAATATTATGAGTAAAAAAATGGTAATTGTGGTCACCGCCGTTGGTGTCCGTAAAGTAGTGGAAAAATGGCTCTGTGAGAATATGACTTGCGAGCTGGTTGTGTCACGTAACGCACGCCATGAGTGTTGTGTGGAAGTCATCTATGATAGCGGAAACCCTTCGGTCTTGCGTACCCTTTTGCAGGCTGCCGTGGGTGAAATAATAGAGTTGTGCTGATGTGGTATGAATAGTTTGAGTTAATGAAAATCTGAATAGAATGGGCATACTTGAATTTTTCGACCAGTATAAGTGTACAAAAAATGAAAAAGAGCATCTTCTTGATTATTTGTGTACTATCAGAGTAAAGAGAGTGATTAAGGAAATTAATGACCTTAAAATAAACAAAAAAAAACAGCATAGCCATGCAGATAGACATCAACAGCCGCAAGCAGTTAAATAAACCCGAGAATTATGCGGTGTTTTATAGTCTTTTGAACCGCCTTCCGACATCTGACCGCGATGCTTTGAAGGAAAGCGTAGTTTCCCAGTACACGGACGGACGTACCACGAGTCTGCGCGACATGACACTGAAGGAATACAGTGCGGCCATAGCCGGGATGCGTAAGCTGGTGCCGCCCACTCACCAGGAAGAACTCCGGAAGATTCTCCGTCAGAAGCGTTCCGCGGTACTGCACCAGATGCAGCTGCTGGGCATCAATACGGCCGACTGGGACAAGGTGAACGCTTTCTGCCTGGACAGCCGTATCGCTGGTATGGAGTTCCGTGAACTTGACTGTGAGGCGTTGGACACGTTGCAGGTGAAGCTGCGCGCCATCCGCCGCAAACGTGAGAATAAACAACAGTAATAACCATTTAATTTTTTAGTTATGGACTTGAAAGAACAATTAAAAAGCCTGTCCGTCCAGGACAGAAAGGAGCTTTTGAAACAGCTCCAGCAGGAAGAGAAGGAAAACAAGCGCAACCGTCGCGACGCCTACGAGGGGCTTCGTGCGCAGTTCATGCTTGAAGTGAAGAACAAGCTGTTTCCAGTCGTGGATGACGTGAAAGCCTTCCGTGACTGGGTGGAGAAGGAAGCCGCCTCTTTCCGCGACCTGATGCGCGACTATGGCCAGCTCCGCAAGGATGATCAGGCAAGTTTTACCATCGTAGACGGTGACATGAAGCTGGAAGTGAGGAGTAACAAGGTGAAGAGCTTCGACGAGCGTGCCAACCTCGCCGCTGAGCGTCTGGTGGATTACCTGAAGCGTTACGCCATGAGCCGGGAACTCGGTACCGATGATCCGATGTACCAGCTCGGTATGACCATGATCGAGCGTAACCGCCAGGGTGATCTGGACTACAAGTCGGTGAGCAAGCTGTACGAGCTGGAGGACCGTTTCGACAGTGAATACACGGAGATTATGGACCTCTTCCGTGAGAGCAACGTGGTGTACAAGACCGCGGTGAACTACTATTTCCATAAACGTGACGAGAACGGTGTCTGGCGCCGTATCGAGCCCTCATTCTGCCGGTTGTAGTTATGGAAAAGACGAAGAACATCGCGCCGCACGTCATGGCCTGCAAGCGCTGTGAAGGCAAGGGACGTATCTTTTACCTGGACCAGGGAGGAGCTCCTTTATCCGCAAAATGTCCGGTCTGTAATGGCAGCGGACGGGTGAAGGTGCAGAGCAAGGTGATCACCCGCGTCGAGCCGTTTGTCCCGGGTGAAGATGACACAGAACTGATGACCATGTGATTTTGTTCACACTCTAAACAGAAAAACGCCGCATTCATACACGATGCGGCGTTTTTTTTATTAACATCCCCGGTTAAATGCCTAATTTTGCAGCATATACCTGGACTTATGACCAAAGGACGAGACAAGAACCTGATAGAACTCCGTGATGAAGCCCTGTGCCGCCGTTACTATTACTGGACGGAGGTGCAGCGCCTACGTTTTGATGATGCCCTGAAAGTGTTGTCCCGCCAGGAGTTTTTCATTTCCGAGGAGCGGATCATGTCCATTATCCGGCGCAAGTGCCGGGAGCTGAAGAACCTGGAGGTGAAGCCCGTTCCGAAAGTGAAGAAGCCCCGCCTGACAGCCGTCCAGCTCTCGCTCTTTACGGGAGAATAAACCTTGCCGTGCCTTCCTGCATGGCCGACTCGTCATGCAGCGTGAAGGAATAAACCGTCTCGTACACCTTGATGTTTCCCGGCAGCGAATAGTCCCGGCTCTTTACCCTGACCAGCGGGCTGGTCTCTTCCGTGCACTGGAACTCCTGCAAGGCCTTGTACAGCTCTTTAGCCTTGAGCTGGCGTTCTCTTACCTTGTCATAGGTTCCGGAGGTGTAGTGGGTGTCATCGTAACAGTCGACGGCCAGGCGTATGGTAATGAATGACTCGCTTTTCTGTACCCCGTATCCGAGGTCGTTCCAGTCCGATTCGGCGTTCCCGATGAGCACGCAGGGGAAGGTTACCGGGTAGTGGTCCTCCTCCGCCCCGGCTTCAAGCTGTCCGTAGTCCTCGTCAATGTATGACAGTTCAGGTATCTTTTCGGCGATGCGTTCCATGATTGCGATAAAAATTTCTTCCATGTTGTTATAAGTTTAAAATATTTCTGATTTCATTCTCCATTTTCCGGTCTATCTTTTCGGACAGTTCCCGGCTTTCCCCGATAAACTGGCGTTGCGGTATTTTTATCCGGAGCTTTTTCTTTTTGGTGAGCGCCAGCCTTTTCCATTTCAGCGCTTCCTGATTTTCCTGCGGTTTATTGTTTACGGCAGAACCCTTCTTTTTGCCTTTTCTTTTGCCCGTGGCGGCTTTTTTAGCCTTGCCTGAAGCCTGGTAATACTTCGTCCATGCAAAACGCCGCATTTGGGGCGTAACGGTCGGATGCACTTCTCCTCCCCAGTTATTGACCGGCGCATAGACGAGTTCGTTTGCCACCCTCACCCGGTATTCTCCCGGCATGTATTTGACGGAGCTGAAGAGATGGTTCCTTCCGGAGAGCAGCGTCCCGTAGTTCCCTGCCGCATCGGTCCGTCCCGAGGACAGCCTTTTCGCTTTCGGCCACGGGTGTAATCCCCCGTTTACGAATCCTCCCTGCCGGAAGTTGTCCTGGAAATGGTCTTTTGCCATTCGTCCGGCGATAACCGGCATCTTCCGTTTCATTAGCCCATCCAGTTCTTTCCGTTTGGCTTTTATCAGTTTTGAATATTCTTTTATGTCCATGAATGACTGAATTAAAAAATAATTTTATACTTTTGCAGCAAGGCGTTTTTTATGTGCCTTTTTTGCGTTATGGAAATACCTAAACAAGTGTCGGAATTAGCAAACAGTAGCGGTTACAACTCCGTTGTCTTATCAGCCAGTTCCCCTGAAGGAAGCATCTATTCCGTGGGCTGTGTTGACGGGGATGGTTTTGAGTTGCCTGTCGGTCTTCCCGCCTTTATTCTGTTCGACGGCCAGTCCTGCCGTCTGGTGGACGGTGAGGAGGGGCTGGCACTTTCTTCCCGTTTATTTGGTGATGAATAGTCCCATGATTTTGGGATTTACCAGTTTGTTGTCTATTCTTATCACTCCCACACGGCCCGCTTTCATGCTCTGTATGTAATTGCTTGCATCATCCTTTCCGGTTTGCGGGTCGAAGAACCTTGTCTTTCCTTCAGTCACCTCCGCGCAGAACACGTGTGCGGAGCCGCCTTTCCAGGCACAATATATCTCGTATATTCCATCCTCTCTGAATTTTTCCCTGAAGTATTCCTTCAGCCGGTTTGCATTCATTACTTGATATCCCTTTCTGACCTGCCATTTATAGGTATAGTCATAATCCGGCTTTGTTCCGTCCCGGTTCAGGAAACGTTCTTCCCATGTGATACCTTGTTTTGCCATTTCATTGTATGCGCTTTGTCTGATGTTGGGTTTTGCCTCGATGTCAAACCCCAACCTTCTGAGCATGTGTGTCACGGTGCAGGTCTGGCAATTCACGCGGTATCCTTCCTCTTTTCCGAATTTCGGGTTCTCCTTTCCCTTGTTCGCCTGTTCGTATGTCATCGGCTTGCCTTTGGTAACGCCGAGTGCCTTTTCTATCTTGAGATTGTTGCGGGCGATGTCGGTTTTTTCCTCCAGCGTCAGGTTGTCCGGCATTTCGGCTATCATTTCGTTGATGCGCCTGGTCAGTGCGTCCACGGCTTTTTTTGCTCCCGGATGCGCTTCAGTAACGTAGGGGTGTTTGTCTGAAAACAGTTTGCCGTCTTTTCCCGGATTGTTTTCCAGACCGTCATGTGCCTTGTTCTGCCCGTTTTCGTCCGGTACCGCTGTCGGCGCTTCATCCGTTGATGAGAGCGTGCACTTGCAGTTCCATCTGTCCCCGGGCCTGTGCTCGTTCCAGAACGGATCATCTATTGGACGTATGGTCCCCCAGAAAATCCTGTGGTCGCTTCCCGGATGTATGGATGTGGAAGGCATCCATTTGAGATTCGGCAATACGTCCTTTTCCCTTTCGAACTGCCTCCAGTCCGCGGCCTGGTGTGCCCGTATGACGGCCGTGTCGTATTCTGTACGCAGCCAATGGACCATCTGATGGTCGGCTATGGGCATGGCTTCCTTTACCCACTGTTCAAACGGCTTTAAACTTCCGTTTTTGTCCAGCAGCAGCGCTGCCATGTCGTTCTGTGCCCTGTGTACCTTGAAAGCTGCGAACACGGCGTTGTTCATTCGGATTTCCCGGTAGAAGTCATAATCCGGATCGTCGGGCTTTCGTGTCCCAAACCCCTTGTCCGCTGCCTCGTTTATTGTTTTCCATGTGGCTTCGAACAGGTTCTCCTCGATTTCCGTCAGGGGGTGGAAGTCTTTACTGTAGATGTTCTTCAGGGCTTTCTTCAGTACCTCTTCATCGAACGAGAATAAAGTTTCCACCTGTTTGTCCTCCATTCTGTAGAGGTCGTTCATCACCATTCTAAAGCTGCCCCGTCTCTCCCCGGGGCTTTCCCGAAAAAACGTTTCAGCCAGTTGTACGCGTTTTTAAGGGCATTTTTCTTTTCTTTGGGTGTTCCTTTACCGTGCTTTTCCAGTTCCGGTTCTTCTTCCGGATCCGGTTTATCCTCTTCCGTCTTTTCAGTCTCTCGGGCCTTCGCCGCCTCGATTTCCGCCGCTTTCTCCTCCTGGCGTTTCTTCAGTTCGTCATAGTTTGCCGGTTTCTCGATCCCGAATTCCTCGTAGAGATAGTCGTCACCCACCGGCAGGTTGAAGTTCGTGCGCAGTTGTGTGAGGATGGACATCTTTTTCTCCGGTTCGATAAGCTTCTTTTCCGGATAGCAGAACTCCCCGCCTGTGGTGTCTATTCCGAGCATTGCGAATATGTCGGCCATGTCATAGTTGAGCACGTCGAGGATGTCCTGCCTGTCGGAGAGCGTCACTTTCTCCTCCACATCCTTGTGTACGGTTCCCAGTGCCTGTGTGCCCTTGTCGGAGGCTTCGGTGGTGAGCGTGTTTCCGAGGAACAGCTTTGAGATTTCGTTGTTGCAGCGCTCGCAGAGCTTGTCGTAGAGGTCCGCGCTCCCTGTCTTGTTCGCGGCTTCCACGAGCTTGAGCACCGTATCCTCCGCGTGCACGAAAACCGACAGGCTTCCGGTGCTGTCCGCATCGTTCAGCGCCCTCTGCCGTGCCTCGTCGTCATCCGTGGGATACGTGTACTCCCTGATGGGCGCTCCGAACACTTCCGCGAACTGTGCCCAGTCCGCCACGTCGTTACGTTTGTATATCACCCAGATAGCTGCTTTCACCAGCAGCCCGGGATCGTCGGGTGAACCGATGAACAACAGGTCCGGGTACTCGTCCCAGGACGTCCCGGTGGTGTCCGTCTGGTGCCGCAGTATGAGCCTGCGCACGGGATCGACGTGTTTGCGCGGTATCAGGTCGTAGTTCACCCATTCCCCCTTTCGGTAGAACTGCACGAGTGAGAACCCCCAGAATTTGGCGTCCAGGATGTCCCCTATGAACTTCCGGAACCATGGGGACCTGATCTGCTTGTTCACCTTCTCGTCCGGTTTCCCGTTCCTGCGGAATTCTATGGAAGATGCCAGTGCGGCATTCTTCCGTTTCTCTATGACACTTGTCAGGTGCGTGTCCATGAGTATGTCGCTGAACAGGTCGTACAGCCTGAAGCGTCTGGAGTAGTCCACATTCTCGAAAGCCCTTACCGCGAGCATGTAGTCCGCTATGTCTATACCGAACCTTCTGGGTTGTGTCAGTATGATGGTTGCGGGTCCTTTCTGCCCGGGCCTCGGCAGGTTCCCGCTTTGGGTTATCTTTCCGGCCCCTTTCTTTCTTTTGCTCATATTACCAATGGTTTACACGTTTACGGTTGCTTTTGATAAGGAAATTTGATTTTGCCGTCCTCGTCTCTTCGGACAGCAGGGGCAGGCCGTCCACCGATATCTCCTCGGCCGCCACGGCTTTCAGCCATTCGACCGCCCTTTCGTGGCGTTCCTTCCGCAGCGGTGACAGGTTCCTCGGGTTATGTATGCAGAAGATGTGGTACACGGCTATGTCGATGGCCATCATCAGGACAAGCTGGTTGCGTTTGTCACCGGTTGCCGTGAATATTTTGTCACAGTCGTAACGTCTGGAAAGGTAGCAGCGCATCTCGGCGACGGCGCGGTCCTCACATATCTCCACGACAGCGTCATCCTCCCTTGTCAGTGCGTCCAGAATCTCTCGGTGTATGCTCGCGTCGTAGTCTGAAAGTTCGATAAATTTGCTCATAATGATAGGTATTGAAGTTTACACTCTGTACTTGTTTTGTGACCGCGTGCTTTTCCTTGTGACAATGACGGGCTTTTCCGACTGTCTGGCCTTGCGGTCTATAATTCTGTTTCCCCCCTCCACGCAGTCGGGTCCGTCTGCCGGATAGGTCAGTTGGAGGTTGAACAGCTTGAACTGTTCCGCCATCCGTTTCATGTGCGGGTTGTCCTTTTCGGCCTCGTTGAGTATCAGGTTCCCCTCCCGGTTGAGCGGTTCCAGGTTCGCCTCGATACGTGTGGCCTTGTCGGTTTTCTTCTCCTCGTCCCCGGTGATGTACAGTGATATTTTCCTTTCCCTGCGTATCCGCCTCACGATGGGCTGGAATACCTGCTGGAAAAAAGGATCCTGTAATTTGTTGTTCTCCATGTAACAGTACACGGTGGTTTTCCCACCCACAAACTCCAGCAGCTTGATGTACCACTCGACAAATTCCGCGTTCAGCCCCCTGTCCAGGAACGTTTTTATCAGATAAAGCCTTCCCGCGAGTTTCCCGAGCAGGCATACCGTTTTGGTGGAACTTTTTTTCGTCTTGTTCTCTCCCGGTGCGGGGTCCCCGTATATCACCAGGAACTTGAACCTGGAGAGTGCCGGCACTTTCCCGTAGGTGATTTCCGCGAACACGCCGCCGTCCACCACCGGGTTGTTGAAGAACTCTTTCTGTGCCGCCGCCGCGCTCACCAGTGAAAGGAAGAGGTCGATATCCTCCTCGGAGTTCTTTTCGGGCCATACGGATAGCCCGTTCTTTCCCCGGATGTTGATGATATCCACGTGCCCGATTCCTTTCGCCTTCAGTTCGGTGGCCTTTTCGATGGCCCTTTTGATGCAGCAGTCCGGCGCGATGATGTTCCCGTTGAACAGGATGCGGTAGTTTCCCGATACGGACATGGTCGGTATCAGCGCCTCCTCCAGCCATTTCCATTTGGTTTTGATGCGTTCCGGGTTTCGACACTCCTCGTCGGTGTCTATATCGTCCACCAGGATGAAGTCCGGGCGGAAGTTCTTGTTACGTGTACCGCGCGGTGACTGCCCGGCTCCAATGGCGCGGAAGGAGCACCCGCACATGCAGGTGAATTCCCCGGTTTCCCACGCTCCCGGTTTTTTCTGCTGTCCGTAGTCCTGTATGATCCGCTGGTTCTCCTCGAAGTTCGCCATGAACGGCAGCAGTAGCCTTTCCGCATTGTCAGCCGAGTTGGAGATCAGCAGCACGTTGCGTATCTTTTTTGTCAGTGCCAGTTTGGATATCTCCATCATGGAGCGTGCGGATTTCGCCAGCTCGCGTGACCAGGCCCTTACCTCGTACCAGCGGTTGTTCCTCATCAGCCGCCCGGTGGCTTTCCTGTGGAAGGCGGCGGACTCGCAGGTGCAATACATGGCGAAGTAGTATTTGAACCACTCCTCGTCGTTCTTCTCCAGCCTTTCCCGCCTCTGCCTGATTTCCGTTTCCGTGTCCGTGGGGTTGATGTCCGAATGTTCTCGCACGGATGCCACCAGCTCGTTCCAGCTGCCCAGCGCGAGCCTGTCCTGTGTTGTGAGTCTTTTCTTTGCCATGTCAGGATAATTTTGATTTGACAAACGCGTCCAGAAGCGGGGTGATCTCCTTCGCCTGCGTGGAATCGTAGGTCCGCACCCATTTGAGCAGGTCGGAGAACACGGAGATGATGTCCGCCAGCCCCACTTCTGTTTCCAGTTTCTTGATGGCGTTCGACAGTTTGGAAATGGTGTCCGCTTCCGCGGCGTTCGGGAACCGTTCCCCTTCCGGTTTTCCCATGATGGCGTTGTTGAGTTCCGCCAGCTGCCGGTACAGGTTCTTCAGCTGCTCCTCCCGTGTGATGGTTATGGAAGCCTTCAACTGCTCCCAGTTTCCTTTGCCTATCCAGTTGTTCACAGTCACCCGTGAAACCCCCACACGCTCGGCTATTTCCGCCTGCGTAAGCGTCTCGCGGGTGTAGAGCGTTTTCGCCCATGCCTTTTTCTGCTCGTTTGTAAGTTCGGCCATATTACCTCCTTTTTTTACGTGCAAAATTGATAAGGAAAAGGAGCGAAAAAAAACGCGCTCCGCATGATGACATTTTAAAGCGTCATGGCAATCCTTTAAAGTCTCCATGATGAAAACGCGGTTTGAAAAAGGCTTTTAATCCCCCTAATTTCGCACCGTAAACTTTTGCAGGGAAGGACCTGCCAAAACGATAGTGACATGAGTAGATTTTTCAATATGATACCCGGAACCGATGCCTGTTGCATCCTTCTTTACGGTGACATCGGTGAGTACGATGATAACGTGCGCAGCGGTGATATCGCCCGTGAACTTCTGGAAGCGGAAGCCCTGACCGGGAAGGTGGACGTGCGTATCAACAGCAACGGCGGTGAGGTTTATTCGGGCATCGCCATTTTCAATGCCTTGAAGAACAGCAAGGCCGACATTACCATCTACGTGGACGGCATCGCCGCCAGCATGGCCTCCGTCATCGCCCTTTGCGGCAAGCCCGTCTGGATGAGCCGTTATGCCCGTCTGATGCTTCACAGTGTCCAGGGCGGCTGTTACGGCAACAAGGATGAGATGAAGGACTGCATCCGTGAGATCGAGGCGCTTGAGGATACCCTTTGCGAGATGTATGCCACCCGTATGGGCAAGGACAAGGAGGAAATCCGCGCGATGTATTTTGACGGCAAGGATCACTGGCTGCGTGCCGACGAGGCGCTGGCGCTGGGGCTTATCGACGGTATTTATGACGCTGACCCGGTACCGGAGGACAGTACCCCCGAACAGGTATTTCAAATATTCAATAACCGGCTGCACAAGCCACAAAACGAGAATAGCATGAATTTAGACGAACTCAAGAGACGTCCGCGGTTCAAGAACTGTGCGACGGATGACGATTTCCTGCGTGAAATCGGACTGCTGGAAACAGAGGCTGGCAGAGTCCCGGCCCTTGATGCCGAGGTCACCCGCCTGAAGGGCGAACTGAAGGTGTTCCAGGACAAGGCGGATGCGGATGACGCTGCCGCGCGTAAGAAACTGCTTGATGATGCGGAACAGGACGGCCGTATCGATGCCGCCACCCGCCCCATCTATGAGAACCTTCTGGCAAAAGATCGGGAGAACGGGGAAAAGGCATTGGAGAAGCTTTTCCCAAAACGTAGTGTCATGACTGACCTTCGTGTGAATCCGACGGGTGAAAGCCCCTGGAACAAGCGCATGAGCGAGATTAAGGACAAGTTGAACCATAAATAAAACATTTGCCATGGCAATAGTAGTAAGAAACACGAATTACAACGGCGAGGTACTGGAGAAAATACTGGTCCTGGCCACCACCGGGAATGACCTTGTAGAAAAAGGTCTGATCATGGTGATCCCCGGTGTGGAGAAAAAAATCAGCCTGCCGCGTATCAAGACCGGCAAGATGCTCCAGAAGCGTAAGGAGAACCCGACTTTGGAAGACTCGAAAGGCAATTTCAATTACTCGGAGAAATCACTGGATCCGGAGGATTTCATGGCGTTCACGACTTTCAATCCCCGCGCCTTCGAGCATGTTTGGCGCAAGTGGCAGCCGAAGGGCAACCTCGTGTTTGCCGAACTTCCCCCCGAAGCGCAGAACACGCTTCTGGATGAACTTAGCAAGAGTGTGAAGTTCGAGCTGGGCTGGCATTACCTGAACGGCGAGTTCGGTTCGGACGACGACCACCTTTTCAACGGTATCCTGACCCAGGCGGCTAAAGATCCGGATGTGATCGTGGTTCCGGCTCCTTCCGATACTTCCATGATCGGCAAGTTGAAGGCTGTCCGCAAGGCTATTCCAAAAGCCCTGCGTGAGAATCCGAACCTGCGTATCCTGATGAGTATTGACGACTTCGACAAGTACGATGACGAGCTGACCGAACGCGAGTACAAGAACACGAGCGAGACGGACATCAACAAGAAGCGTTACAAGGGTATCACCATCGAGACGCTGAATTCCTGGCCTGATGGCCTTATCGTAGCCACGCTCTGCTCGATGAGCGCTGACGGCAACCTTTTTGCCGGTGTGAACCTCCAAGACGACGAGGAGGTGATCCAGATTGACAAGTGGATGAACTCCAGCGAGCTGTACTTCTTCAAGCTGCTGATGAAGGCCGACACGGAAATCGCCTTCGGCGAGGAGTTCGTGGTGCTTGACACCCGTGAGACTCCGGTGTTCAAGGCAGTGGAACGCAGCATTTCTGCCGATCCGGCCGCTCTTTCCTTCAAGGCCGCCGGTGAGAGCAAGGAGGTGAAGGTCACTGCCTCCGGTGATTACAGCGTGGTTTCCATTCCTGCCGGTTTCACGGCAGTCGGTACCGATGGCTCTCTGACGGTCACCGCCGGTGTGAACAGTAGCGGCAAGGCGGTATCCGGCACACTTGTACTGGGCCTGGACGCCGATCCGGAGAAGAAGGTGGAGATAGCACTGTCCCAGGCGGCCGTTGATGAAGAGGAAGGCGGTGAGTGATGGGAAAGCTGAAGTATCTTGTCATCCATTGCACGGCCACTCCTGAAGGGCGTGAGGTAAGCGGTGCGGAGATTCGCGCCTGGCATACCAACCCCGTCTCAAAGGGCGGCCGCGGCTGGAAGCAGGTCGGATATACCGACCTGTTCCATCTGAACGGCGGAGTGGAACGCCTGGTGAACAATAACGAGGACGCGAATGTGGACCCGTGGGAAGTGACCAACGGCGTGGCCGGTTACAATTCCGTGAGCCGCCATATCGTCTATGCCGGCGGGTGTGCAAAGGATGGTAAAACGCCTGCGGACACCCGTACCTCCTGGCAAAAAAAGGCGCTTGAGAAGTACGTGAAGGATTTCCACCGTCGTTTTCCCGATGTGAGAATCGTCGGTCACAATGAACTGGCGGCCAAAGCCTGCCCCAGTTTTGATGTACAGAGATGGCTTAAACAAATAGGTATAACTCAATAAATCAACAACAACATGAAAAGATTTCTTTTATTCTTTGTGCTGATACTCGGATTCGTGTCAGCAACTTTTGCCCAGACCGGTACAGTACCGGAAGTCGATTATAGCGCGATGATCACCACCTTTGCCGGTTTTGTCGGTGGCGTGGTGTTGCTCACGGAAGGGATCAAGGCTCTGTTTCCAAAAATGCAGGGCTTGGCGACACAGATTGTCAGCTGGTGTGTGGGCATTGTGGCCGCCATGCTTTTATGGTGGCTGGATGCGGGCTTTGTCGCTGATGCCACGTGGTATATCGCGTTGTGTTATGGGTTCGGTGCGTCCCTTGTGTCCAATGGTGTTGCCGATACGGGCTTTGTCCAGTGGCTCATCGGACTGTTTGCGGGTAAGGATGCCGGCAAATAGGCTTTGACCTGAAAGACCAGTGTGCGTATGGACTTCAGTGCAGTCATGAATCTGGTGCTGGGCGGTGGTCTGGTAGCCACGATAATAGCCATCATCACCCTGAAATCAACGGTCAGGGAAGCGAGGGCGAAAGCGGAGAAGGCTACCGCCGAAGCCGAGACGGTACGGATTGACAACACCGAACATGCCACCCGTATCCTGATCGAGAATATTGTAGAACCCTTAAAAGAGGAACTGAATGAAAACAGGAAAGCTTTGCAGGCGACCCGGCGTGAAATGGCACGCCTCCGGAAAGCCATTGATACTGCCAACAGTTGCAGGCATCATGATGATTGTCCTGTTCTTTACGGGATGCGCGAGTACTCGAAAGAGCAGGACGGAGGTGAACCGGAACAGCAGCCTGTCGTCAAGCGCCGACAACGTGTCAAACGTGAGGCGGGGGCTGTTGATGGCGGGGATTCCGAAATCGGCGGTGAGCCTGACGATCCCTCCGGACAGCCTCCGTAAACTTCCCTCCGGTTCGTCCTACCATTCCAGGAACGGGCAGGCGGGCCTGACGGTGAAGAGCGATGCGGCCGGCAATATCATAGCGGAGGCATCCTGCGACAGCCTCCAGCGGCTGGTACTGTGTTATGAGGAGGAACTGACCCGTATCCGTAATGAGACACATGAGGACTCATTCACAGTTGAAACGGAATTTGAACGTCGCTTTAGTCCCGTTAAAATAGCGCTGGCCGCTTTTATAACCGGATGTGTTGCCGGCATAGTATTAACTTTCAAAATCAAGAAACAATGAATAAGAATTTCATGTACGGCGTCGGTGCCGTGAAATACAAGGACTTTGTGGTGGGTTACATAGAGAAGAATTCGTTTGACATGGGCGGGCAGAAACCCGAATCCGCCAAAATCGAGGCGGAGCAGGTGCCGGGAACCCCGGTGCTTATCATTCCCCAGTCGAATGGCAGCATCGCCCCCACGTTCAACGTTATCCAGCTGAACTACGAAAACCTGCATAGCTTGCTGGGTGGTACCATGCACTACAAGGAAGAGGACTCGGAAAAGAAAACCCCGATTGGTTGGACGGCCCCGACGGCAGCCGTGTTGCTGACCGGTCCGTGGGAAATAGCCCTTGTTTCGGGGCAGAGCATCCTGATTCCCAATGGCACGCTACTTTCCAATCTCGGCGGCAAGCTGACCCTGACAGAAACGGCGAAAATCGAATGCACGCTGGAAGTGGCCATGCCGGAAGACGGCTCCCAGCCCTATGGCGTATTCAATACGGATTCTATCCCGGAAGAGTGGAAACAGTATAAACTGCCTTCTGCTGAATCTGCCGCTGCTGCTTCCACTAACCCGGCCGAGGAGTAGCGTATGGACGAAGCTGTCATCAAGCAGATCCAGCGTGAGGGTGCGGACGCGCTGCTGGATATCGGTGTGAGCGTCCCGCTGAAAGCGTTTCATATCCCTTTCAGGAAATCCCCGCTGGAGCTGCGCGTGACCATGAGGCGGCCTTATATGTCCGGTCAGATTCTTTTTGCCCGGACATATTTGTCGATGGGGATCACCAGTGAGGAGATGTGGGGGTTCAGCAAGGAGGAGGAAATGCAGTTTCTGGCCTCTCACGGCAAGGCGGTGAGCCGTATGGTGGCCTATACCCTTTGTCGTGGTCCTTTCAGCCGCCGCGTGCTTTTGCGCCCGGTGGCATGGCTCATAAGGAACTTCATGGAACAGCGTTATCTGGTGGGTGCGATCAAGCGTTTTGTCAGCCTGATGGGTACCGACCCTTTTATACCTATTATCAGATCAGCCGAGCGGACGAATCCGATGAGCTTGAGACTGAGCCAAAGAAAGAAGGGGAGTTAAAGAGCCGTTATGAAGGCTCCCATAGCCCTTTCGGTTTTGTGTGGCAGATTGCCAGTGCCACCGGCTGGAGCGTGGACTATATACTGAACAAGGTGAATTACCAGACCCTGATCATGATGCTTAGTGACGCTCCCCGGTATGTCCGTGACAAGTCCGGATCTTCCGGTCCTGCGGATGAGCGGAGCGCCGAGGATGAAGCGGATGGAATAGTAGGATTTTTTCAAAGCAAGCTAAAATAGATGAAACCGGTACAAATAGAATTCCTTATGGTGGACCATTTGAGCGCCCGTCTTGACAAGGCCGTGGGCAAGATCGAGCGGATGTCCCAGCAGGCATCGTCCGCCAACAGACAGATCCGGGAACTTGACAGGAGCGGTTCCCTGTTGAACAACACCGTCGGCAAGCTGGCAGCCGCCTTTACTATCAAGGAGCTGGTGTCGAACATCACCAAGGTACGCGGCGAGTTCCAGCAGCTGGAGGTGTCGTTTCAGACCATGCTCGGCAGTGCGGAGAAGGCCGACACCCTGATGCAGCAGTTGGTACATACGGCCGCGACCACTCCTTTCGGCCTGGAGGATGTCGCGCAGGGTGCCAAGCAGCTTCTTGCCTACGGGTTTGAAGCGGAGAAAGTGAACGAGACGCTGATCCGCTTGGGTGACATCGCTGCCGGACTTTCCATCCCTTTGAACGATCTGGTCTATCTTTACGGCACCACCATGTCCCAGGGACGGCTTTATACACAGGACCTGAACCAGTTCACCGGCCGGGGCATCCCTATGATCGCCGAACTGGCCAAGCAGTTCGGCGTGGCTGAAAGCAAGGTGAAGGAGCTTGTGGAGGAAGGCAAGGTCGGTTTTCCCGAAGTGCAGAAGGTCATAGAGAGCCTGACGGACGAGGGCGGAAAATTCGGTGGTCTGATGGAGGCACAATCCAAAACGATAACCGGACAGATCTCCAATATAGAGGATGCCGTTTCAATGATGTTCAATGAAATCGGGCAGCAGTCGGAAGGTGTCATCAACACCACGCTTTCCGGTGTTTCCTACATGGTGGAGCATTACGAACGTTTCGGCCGTATCCTGCTCGGGCTTGTCGGCACGTATGGTGTGTACCGGACCGCCGTCATGACAGTCACGGCCGTGAAAGGCTGGGCGGTGGCTGCGGAGGCGTTGCATTACAACTGGCTCCTGCTGGTTGAGAAAGCGCAGAAGATGCTCAACCGGACCATGCTTTCCAATCCCTATGTGCTGGTTGCGACCCTGCTTGCCGGTGTTGCCGTGGCACTGATCTCCATGAAGACGGAAACCGAACGTTTGCAGGAATCCGAGGAAAGGTATCAGCAGCAGAAGCAGAAAACCATAGAGGCCGAGGAAGAGCACAGGCGCAAAATAGAGGAGCTGTGTTCCATTGCCGGGGATGAAGCCGTGTCCACGGATGCCCGGCGTGAGGCGCTAAACAAGCTGGAACAGAAATATCCGGATATATTCTCCAAATACGACACCGAGTATGAGAAACTGAAGAATATCAAGAAAATCAAGGAAGAGATAGCCCGATTGGAAGCCGGTGAGTCCATATCCAATCCCGCCAATGAATTGAAACGTGTGGATGACAGGATAAAAGAACTTGAAGGCAAGACCCGGTTGGCAACCGAATATTACCAGGACAGCTACGGGCGGCAAAGAGCCCGATATGTCCAGAAATCCGCACGTTCAAGGGATGAGGAGGCAGAGCTTCAGAATCTGTACGGAAAACGCAAGAGCCTGAACGGACAAATCCGCAAGGACGAGGTAAATGCCTATTTCGAAAACCTGACCGGTGTGAGTAACGAGACCCTTGCACAGCAGATAAAGCAGCGTAGAACCCTGCTTGCCCGGATGTCTGTCCAGGAGAAGGAATACGGAAAGATTACGCAGGGTGACGAAAATCTTACCGGAACTTATTCCCGTGACGAACTGAAGTATCAGCTGAACAAACTGGTTTCGGAACAAAACCGGCGTAACCTGCCCACGGATTCAAGCACTGACTGGGTGGCTGCGGCAAAAGAGAAATACCAGGACGCGCTCAAGGCTTATAACGCCTTTCTTCAGGAAACGTCCAACAGCCTTTCCCGTGAGGAGTTTGAGAAGAAGGCGAAAGAACTGAAGGATGCCGTCGATACCGCCAAAAAGGAGTACGACAAGGTCAAGCCCGGTGAGGATAAGGATTCCGAGGCCGAACGGAAGAAGGCGGACAAGGCGGAGAAGGAAGCCCAACGCCGCAAACAGGTTTCTGAAAAGCTGGGCCAGGAACTCGTCGGGCTGCAAAGGAAGAATGACGAGGCGGAGATTGAGATGATGACCGAGGGGCTGGAGAAGAAGCTGCGCCAGATAGACAATGAATACCAGGCACGCAAGGATGAAATAGCCAAGCAGGAAGCCGGTTGGAAACGTGACAACGCGAAAGCGGGGCAGTCCGGTTCGCTGTCGGAAGATCAGCAGTCCGAAATAGACAAGGCCCGTGAGTTGAACGAGTCCGGCCGACAGAAAAAAATAGCGGAAGCTTATCGGGAAGAGTTCGGAGTGATGCAGGAATATTTGCAGGCCTACGGCACCTTCCAGCAGAAGAAACTCGCCATCGCGACCGAATATGCGGAAAAGATACAAAAGACGACATCCGGCAGCGAGAAGCTCTCTCTCGGTGTTGAACGTGACAGCAAACTTGCCGGCATCGAAGTGCAGGAACTGAAAGCCCGTATTGACTGGGGTACTGTCTTCGGTGAATTCGGCGGGATGTTTTCCGATATGATAAAGCCTGTATTGGCGGATGCCAGAAAATACATGCTCACTGACGAGTTCCGAAATGCCGACCATGCCAGTCAGGACGCGCTTGTCTCTGCCGTCCAGCAGATGGAGAGGGCTTTGGGCGGTTCCGGCAAGGTCAGTTTCAAGAAACTGGGTGCCGAGGTTACTGCCTACCAGAAAGCCCTTTCAGACCTGAAGGAGGCACAGGCGGTGTATGCGGACACCTATACGGCGCTCATTGCCGCCCAGAAATCATACATTGAGGCGCAACAGTCCGGAACCGAACAGGAGAAGGAGTCCGCCCGGCAAGCCCTGGAAACGGCGCAGGCTAATGCCGATGCCGCGAGTGAGAATATAAACGCCTTGCAGGAAACGGCTGACAGTGCCCGGCAGTCCCTCTCGAATACTGCCTCCGGTCTGAAGACCAGTATGGAGAATGTGAGGGACGGATTGCAGCAGATTGCCTCCGGCAGTATCAGCGGGGCGTATAATGGCCTGATCACACTCGGCAAAGGTGCCAAGGAAGTGGACGGCAAACTGGGCGAGGCTTTCGGAAAGGTTTCCGAAACACTTGAGGATGTGCCTGTTGTCGGCTGGATTGTAAGTATTATAGACCTTTTCAAGGATGGTTTGAGTGTGGTCATCGGTGGCCTGCTCGACGCGGTGTTCAATGCCGTGAGCGGTATTCTTGACGATGTGCTTTCCGGTGATCTTTTTGTGACTATCGGAAAATCGCTGCTTTCCGGTGTGGGCAAGATATTCGACGCATTGACCTGGGGCGGATTTTCCTCCTGGACGACTTCAAGCAATGCCAAAGAGGTCCAGGAAACCATCGACCGGCTGACCGAGCGTAACGAGACCTTGCAGACGGCTATCGAGGACCTGACGGAGGAGATCAAGGCGAGCAAGGGTACAAAGTCCGTGGCCGCCTACCGGGATGCCTACAGGCTCCAGCAGGAGACGAACTCGAACTATCTGGACATGGCCATGTCGCAGGCCGGCTATCACGGTTCGCATCACAGCTGGAATTATTACTGGGGCGGTTTCTCACAGGAACAGATTGACCGTTTGAGCGGTCAGATCGGGCGTAGCTGGAACGGTGACATCTGGAACCTAAGTCCGGAGGAGATGAAGAAGTTGCGCAGTAACGTGGACATGTGGACGCAGATCCAGGATACCGGCAAGGGCGGATATGGAGGTCGTCTGACCGAGAAGCTGGATGACTACATCGACCAGGCGGGCAAGCTGGAGGAACTTACCGACCAGCTGTATGAAGGTCTCACCGGTATTTCCTTTGACAGCATGTACAGCAGTTTCGTGGATAACCTGATGGATATGAAGTATGATGCCGCAGCCGCGGCGGAGGACATATCCGAGTATTTCATGCGTGCGATGCTGTCAAACAAGATCGGTGAGCTGTATTCCGACAAGCTGAAAGGCTGGTGGGAGAAATTCGGCAAGGCGATGGAAGACAATGACCTTACAGAAGCCGAGCGTAAGGCTCTCCAGGACGAGTACATGAAGTATGTCGAGGAAGCCGTCGCTCTTCGTGACAATCTTGCCGCGGCCACCGGGTACGATAACTCGGGCGGTACGAGCCAGAGCGCCAAAACCGGCGGTTTTTCAGCCATGACACAGGACCAGGGTACAAAACTGGACGGCATGTTCACCAGCGGGTTGCAACACTGGTCGAGCATCGATGAGAAGATGGAGAGCGTCATCGACAAGATGAACACCGCCGAGGGGCATCTTGCCCGTATCGAGGAGAACACCGGCACGAGCGCGTCGCACCTTGGCAAAATAGAGGAAGAGATTCGTAAAATCAATCGTGACGGAGTAAAATGCAAATGATATGGAAAAGATATTAGGCGGTCTGGTACTTGTCAACGGTACCGACATCTGGAGCACATACGGGGTGTTCCTCGTTGAGGACAAGCGCGGCGGGATGGATAACCTGACCGCCATCCTGACCCCGAGCAAGACGAAAACGGATACGGCCGTGAATATCCGGGAGGAGGACGGGGAGAAATATTCCTCCGTGCTGACGCCCAGGAACGAGGCCCGTGACGTGACGCTTCATTTCGCCCTGTTTGGCAAAACGCAGGCCGGCTGGCTGAAGAAGTATTTCGAGTTCATCAATTTCCTGAAGAAAGGCCGTGACGGGTGGCTTGAGATTTCCTTTCCCCAACTTGCCCTGACTCTCCGTGTGAAATATACGGATTGCAGCAAGTTCCAGCCTCTGACCTATCTCTGGAAGGAAGGCGTGCACGCCGGCAAGTTCAAGGTGAAGTTCCGGGAACCTGTCCCGGTCATATAAATGTGATTCAAACCCTATTCAAACGACGTTTAAATAAGATACAGACATGCTGACCATCTATGACAGCAACGGCAACAGACGGACCGATATAGAGGCGGGTGACAGCTCCACCCAGGTGAAGGAGGTACAGGGTGACAATGTCCTGACACTCTCTTTCACGCATTACGAATATATCGCCCTGGACGTGAATGACCGGGTGGACTTTGAGGGTGAGCGCTACTGGCTGACCGAACGGTACGCCCCGAAGCAGAAGAGCGGCCAGGAGTGGGTATATGATTTGAAGTTTTACGGCATCGAGAGCCTGGTGAGACGTTTTCTTGTGCTGGAGACCACCGACGGGAACACCGAGCCTGTGTTCACACTGACAGCGACTCCGCGTGAACACGTGGCCATGATCGTGAAGTGTATCAATGACGGAATGAACCACACCACCGACTGGAAAGTGGGGCGGGTGGACGGTACGGACCTTATCGTCATCGATTACGAGGGGAAGTACTGCAACGAAGCCCTGAAAGAGATAGCCGAAGCGGTCGGCGGGCAGGCTGAATGGTGGGTGGAAGGCCAGACCGTGAACGTGTGCCGGTGTGAGCATGGCGAGGAAATAACGCTGGGCTACGGGAAGGGACTGACCGGAATCGAACGCGACACGACGGGTACCGACAATTTTTATACCCGGTTGTTTCCGGTAGGCAGCACGCGGAACATAGATCCGTCAAAATACGGGCATAGCCGCCTGATGCTTCCGGGGGGCAGGCAATATGTCGAGATACATACGGAGGAGTACGGCATCTATGACCGTTACGAGCAAGACGCCTTCAGCGGCATTTATCCCCGCAGGATCGGGGCTGTCAGCAGTGTGCGCAGCGAAGATGTGAAAGATGACGACGGCAACCCTTTCACGGTCTATTATTTCAGGGACGACAGCCTGAACTTCGATCCGAACGATTACGAGCTGCCCGACGAGACCAAACGTGTATCGTTCCAGGACGGTGACCTTTCCGGACTGGGGCAGGGTGAGGACCACTATTTCGAGGTGAATTTCAACAGTGCCACCCGTGAGTTCGAGATTATTACGATATGGCCCTATGATGATGACACGCAACTCCCCGGCGGCAAACTTGTCCCGAAATCCGGTGACCGTTATATTCTCTGGAATATCCGTATGCCGGACGAATATTACCCGCTTGCCGAGGAGGAGTTTCTTACGGCGGTGGAACAGTTCAATACCGAATGCTGGCAGGATCTTGCCGTTTACAAGGCCCCGACCGACCATGTGTGGATTGAGGAGAACGGTGTTTCCCTGTCCGTAGGCCGCCGTGTGAGACTTGAAAGCGAGGAGTATTTCCCCGAAACCGGTTATCGCAGCAGCCGTATCACGAAAATTACCCGGAAGGTGAACCAACCCGGGGAGATGGACATCGAGATCAGCGATGCCCTGCATAGTGGTGCGTTTGAACGGGTGAATGACAGTATCGGGGAACTGAAAAACTATACGAAGTCAAAGGCGGAGGGTGCCGCGCTTCCTGACATTATCCGTAGCTGGGACAAGACACTGCCTACGGACAACAATCTTTTTTCCGCGCGGAGAAGCCAGGCGGAACACATCAGCAAAAAAAAGAATGACCGTGCAAAGGGGAAGATCACCTTCGAAGCGGGAGCCTCTTTCGGACAGGAGGATAATGCGGGTATTGATGACAAGGGCAATGCCGGGCTGCTGACCCTTGTCGTGCGTGAGCTTCTTCGCAGTCCGAAATTCGTGGACGGTCTTTTCGGTGAGGGCTGGCGGCTCTGGATGGAGGACGCTTTGTCCCATCTGACCATCGACAAGCTGACGGTACGCCAGGTCATGGTAGTATTGGAGATGCTTATCGAGAAGGTACGCAGCGTCGGCGGCCAGCTTTGTGTCAGTGCCGCCAACGGGAAAATAAAGACCGCTGTTCTTGAGGGCGGTTACTGGAGGATCACCTTCGAGCAGGAGAACACTTTCGTGGCCCATGACCTCATGCGCTGCCAGACCTTCAGCGGCGGGAATTTGAAAAGCTATTGGGTTGAGGTGGCCGGCGTGGAGGGTGGTTCCATCCTCGTGGGCGAGGACGAGTTCGGCGCTTCCCTTCCGGAGGCTGGTGACGAGTGCGTGCTGATGGGCAACACGGAGAATCCGTTGCGCCAGAACCTGATCCTGATCTCCGCCACCGAGGACGGGCAGCCCCGTGTGGACGTGATGGACGTGGTGAAGGCGAAGAACTTCACCGGCTGCCTGCGTGCCCGTCTGGGCAACCTTGACGGTATCAGTGACGACTGGTTCCCTTCAGACAACCAGCCTCACGGTGATGGCCTGTACAGCGACAACGCCTACCTGCGTGGTACGTTCCTTCTGGTAACGGGCGAGGATATCAAGACGAAGTTCGAGATAGTCGAGGGGAAAATCGTCAGTTCCGTCACCGCCCTGCGGAATGACTTCGCCACCGAGCGCGGCTACCTGAATAACCCCGCCTTTGATGACGGCCTTATGAAGTGGAACACGGAGAACGAGACCGTGTTCTTCCTTGTGGGCAACCGGTGGATCTGGGCGAACGGTAACGTCTTGACGAGGAAGGGTGACAGCGCGAGCGTGACCGAGGATGACGGCCGTACGGTTGTCCGGATTCGTAACAAGTACATCCTCCAGAAACGTGAGAACCTGAAAAGTATTCCCTCCATGCCTGAAAATGACAGTGGGGAGAAGGAAGCCGTCCCGGTGTTCCTGACTTTCTTTTACCGCTGTGCCAAGGCCGGCACGCTGCGTGTGGAGTTTGTGGGTGTGGATAAGACAGGCTTTGCCAATTTCAACAGCATGGAGGTGGAGGAAGAACTGTCCGCGACCGACGGGTACGTACAGTACACCTGTAGCGGACTCTGGAACGGTACAGGTGATTTTAAATTGAGTTTTACCGGTGATATTTACCTGTATATGCTCATATTGAGCACCGACCGTGTGGAATCCCTGACACACCGTTATAAAACCCTTTTCGAGCAGTCGGAGCGTCTGGTAAAGATTTCGGCGGCGGTGTTCGACAAAGACGAGAACCTGCTGGAAGAGACCGGCCTGATGGTTACTTCCAAATATTCCGGGTTGTATGCCATTGACGGTGATGGAAATTTGAAATCCCTTGTAGGTGTTGGGGGTGACGGCGTAAAAATCAAGGGCGATAATATCACTTTGGAGGGGCTTGTTACGGCTAATGATAATTTCAAGATTCTGGAAGACGGTAGTATTGAGACGCGCAACGCCAAGATTTACGGTACAGTGTATGCCTATGAGGGTAAAATCGGCGGTTTTACGATTGATTCCGGACGGTTGTACTGGAAAGCCGGTGATTATTTCGGCAATGATTCCCGCAGTCTGAAACTTGGTGTCTCACAAACGGACATGGAGGGTATTGTGGATGTGTCCTTTAATGCCGCCACGCAGGGACGGTTCGGTGTCAAGGCCGTAGGCTCGAATCTGGGTGGTGCCGCTATCTATGCCTCCAGCAAGTCCTCTGGTCAGAGCTATCCTATCAGTGCCAATACTTATGCCGGCTATTTTGACGGTGGTGTGCATGTGAACGGGGCGGTGTATTGTGGTGATATCCTGTCGAACAATTACGGTACGGGATGGAGCCTGGCCAGCGATGGGACATACAGTTACCGAAAGGGTGTTTCAGGTACCTTCCAGTGGGCTGTAAAGAGTGATTTTATAACTTATAACTATACCCTTGAGGTTGTTAATGGAATTGTCGTTAAGATGACATATATCTAAAAATAAAGGATATGAAAGTAAATTTTAATGTGTATTTTAAGGATTTCGACGGTAGCGTGCTGTTGATTGATAAGAAACCCCAGTGTATGGGAGTCATAGTCTCCCAGTGCCTGTTCAACGGTACCGGTTTCCGTCCGAGCGGTAATATTCAGACGGATAATGAAAAGAAATTACATGCTTACAGTCTTTGCATGAGGATTATGGGTTCCGATACGGATGTGGATCTGACATCGGAGGATGCGGTTTTGATAAAGGAAGCTGTTACCGGTCTTACTCCGGGCTGTTATTCCCAAATAGTGAAACAGATAGAAGGGTAATGGAGGATTAGCTATGACAAATGCGGAAAAACAGGAGATCCTGAACGCTATCAAGGCCGAGAGCCAGAGCGTTGATGAACTTGTGGAGGTCAGCTCCCTTGACAATATCAAAAGTCTCCCCGCCCTTCGCGGCAGTGAGCTGGTGAGTGCTCCGCTTACCCTTTTGCGTAAACCGGCCGATGATGCCGCTGCCACAGCGAATGCGTCTGCCACGAAAGCGGATAATGCTGCGGCTTTGGCGAATAAAGCTGCGGGTATGGCGTCTGATGCGGCCGGTACCGCCAATCAGGCTGCTGAAACTGCAAATTCCGCCGCGGCAGCGGCATCCGCGGCTGCGAAACAGGCGGAGGATGCCGCCGCCGGTGTGAACGACGGTTTGGTCGGTGGCATGACGGCCGTCCCTGATGAGGAGAACGACACGGTGAAACTCACCCTGCTGGGGAAGACCGGGACGGAGATTGCCTCCGTTGATATTCCCGGTGGTACGGGTGGTGGCGGTAACACGTATAATGTGACGGCGGAAGTCCCTTTGGAGAGCGGTTATTATGTCCTTTCCTCCGCGATCGGTGCCGTGGATGAGAAATACCGTTACAAGGGCCGTTGCATCACCTATGAAGTCTCGCAGGGCAAATGGGAGACCAAACAGTTCGTGGGGACAAGTCTGTCGAGCTGGGAGCAGGAGGCGAGCTGGGAGGACTTCGGCGGTGCCGGAACGATGAAGAGCCTGACGGTGAACGGCGAGAAGAAAGTTCCCGACAGCGAGGGCAACGTGGATCTGACCATCGACAAGCTGGAAGTGGACGAGAGTCTGGATGCTGACAGTACCAATCCCGTCCAGAACAAGACCGTCGCCGCCAAATTCCAGGAGGTGGAAGCCGGTACCGTGTTCGGCATGAGCGCGGAAGTGAGCGACGACGAGAGTAGTGTCCGCCTTGCGCTGACCAACAAGAGCGGGGCGGAGATCGCGAGCGTTGACATCCCGGCCGGCAGCGGTGGCGGCGGTGAGTCCTCCACCACCAAGATCGTGCTGCTTGCCGAGACCGACAAGAAAACCGTGAAGGAAGGCGGAGCGGTGAAACTTACCTATACCTATGACCACCAGGTTGCCGGCGGTGATGACAAGGGTAGCAGTACCGGACAGAAAGCGACCGTCACCATCCAGGTGAAGCGCGGGACGACCACCACTTATTCCTCCTCGCTGAAGGAAGTGAGCAAGGGTACCTATACCCTTGACCTGACCAAATACCTGCTGGTGGGCACGAGCGATATCTACGTCATTGCCGAGACTACCGATCCCACCACGGGTAAGGCGCAGAAGAAGCAGGCGTACGTGAGCGTGAAGAGCGTCACCCTGTCCCTTTCCTGCGGTTACAACCTGGCGGCCACCATCCAGAACGGCGGTTACGGTACCTATGATTCCGCGAGTATACCCTACGCCGTGAGCGGTACCGGCACGAAAACCGTCAGCCTGTACGTGGACGGTGTACAGCAGAACGCGCATACGGTCACCCGCAGCGGCACGACGAACGGCAGTTTCGAGGTTTCCATGACCGGCCTGTCCGTGGGGCGGCATACCGCCCAGCTGGTGGCCGAGATGGAAACTGACGACCTCACGCTGAAAAGCGAGAGCATCCATATCGACCTGCTGAAGGCCGGAACCGGCGCGCCCTTCATCGGTTTGAAGCTCATTCATGCCGACGGGCATGTCCTCGGACGGGACGAGCATCTGGAGCCGGTCCTTGAAGCCGGCCGCTACGAGAAGCTCACTTTCGACTGGGTGGCCTATGATCCCGACCGTGTGCCCGCTGAAGTGGAGTTCTGGAAAAACGGCGTCAAGAGCAGTACCGTGAGCGCTCCCCGCAGCATGATGACCTACAGTAACCGGTTTACCGAGGAAGGCACGCAGACGCTTGTCCTGAAAGCCGGTCCGACCGGGTACACTTTGCGCATCGACGTGGGTGAGAGCGGTATCGATATCAGCGAGGCCACCTACGGCCTAGCGGTCAAGCTTGACGCGGCGGGTCGCAGCAACGGGGAGAGTAACCCCGGAACATGGGAGTCGAACGGCGTGGAGACCACGTTCGAGGGTTTTGACTGGAGCAGCAACGGCTGGACGGGTGAGGCGCTGAAGCTGACCAACGGTGCGAAAGCCGTCATCGGCTACCGGCCCTTTGCCACCGATGTGAAAAGTACGGGGCTGACCATTGAACTGACCCTCCGGGTAAGCAATCCCACTGACAGCGATACCGCAGTTGTGGACTGTCTCGACAGTGGCAAGGGGCTTTATATCACCCCTTCGGAAGCGAGTTTCAAGACCGGTGAGAAAGTGTCCTATACCAACGAGGACGACGAGCTGGTGGAGCGTGAGATCAAGCTGGGCACGAATTATGTGGAAGACCGGTGGATCAAGGTGGCCCTCATGGTGGGTACCCGCAATGAGAGCCGTCTGATGGAGCTTTATGTGGACGGCAACCGTACCGGTGCCGACATCTACGACAACGCCTTCAGCTTCCGCCAGGACAATCCGAAATATATCACCATTGACAGCGCCGGGGCGGACGTGGAGGTAAAGAGCGTGCGTATCTATACCCGCCGGTTGAGTGACGACGAGGAACTGGAGAACCGGATGGTGGACAGTGCGGACGGTGAGGAGATGATCGCGCTGTACGAAGAGAACGATATCCTGGGTGATACCGACACTGTGGATATGGACAAGCTGCGTGCCAAGGGCAAGGGGGTGCTGCGTATCGTGCGCCAGAACAAGCTCGATGACGTGTATGCCGAGAACAACAAGAAGACGGACTTTTCGGCTGATATCTTCTATTACTCCCCTTTCGGATCCGAATACGACTTCATGCTTCGTGACTGTTATATCCGTATTCAGGGTACCAGTTCCACGAAATATCCGAGCAAGAACATCCGTATCTATATCAGCAAGGGCGGCACGAACCTTAGCTTCACCGTTGGCGGCAAGGAGCAGGCGGAAAAGAAATATCCTGTCCGTCCCGGTGGCATCGCCATGAACCTGATCTGTCTGAAGAGTGATTATTCCGACTCGTCCATGTCGCTGAACACAGGCGGTGCCAAACTGTTCAACGACGTGCTGAAGGAGATGGGGCTTCTCACCCCTCCGCAGCGTTACCAGTACGAGACGGGCGGCAGCGATTTGAACGCGGTCACCGTGCGTACCGCTATCGACGGTGTGCCTATCGACATGTTTGTGGCGGCTGCGGAGGACGGCGAGAACGACTATGTGGGGCAGTACAACTTCAACAACGAGAAAAGCAAGAGCGGCGACCTGTTCGGCCTTAGTGGCGTGGAGGGTTACGATCCTGCCTGTCCCCTCACTCTGGAAATGCTGAACAATACCGAGGCCATGTGCCTTTTCAAGACCACAAGTGACGCTCATCTGGAGGAGGTGTTTGATGCCGGTGCCGAGACCAACGTTCCGGATGATGTGAAATGGGCGGGCCTTGACGAGTCGCAGCGTACGGCCGTGAAACGGTTGTACGCATGGATACGCTCGTGTGTTCCGGACGGTGCGACGAGCGCCGACCTCTCCACTTTTAAGAGCGAGAAGTTCAGGGACGAGATAAGTGACTATTTCGACAAGGCTTTCCTGCTGACGTATTACCTCTGGACGGACTATTTCCTTGCCGTTGACCAGCGTGCGAAGAACATGATGCTGCGCACGTGGGACGGCCTGATATGGTACATCACCTACTACGACGGTGATACCCAGATGGGAAAACGCAACGACTGTTTCCTGGTGTATGACTACACCACCGACCGCGACACTTATGATGCCGAGGCCGGGAAATATGCCTTTGAAGGCCGTGACAGCTGGCTTTGGAACCTCGTTCTGGCCAACCTGGACGCTGACCTGAAGACACAGGCGCAGGCTCTTCGCGGTGTACTTACCACCAGCCGTGTCCTGGACATGCTGAACGTGGAGCAGGCGGGCAACTGGTGCGACCGTGCCTATAACAAGAGCGGCGAGCTGAAGTACATCCTGCCCGCCACGCAGGAGATGTACGGCAAGGTGTGGCCGTTCATCTACGCCCTTCAGGGCAGTAACCGTGCGCACCGTGAATATTTCGTGCGTAATCGTTTCGCCCTTCTGGATGCCAAGTACGGCACGAGCAATTTCACCAGTGACAACATCGACCTCTATCTGGCACGTACGGCTGCTGACACCCCCGACGTGCTGAAGATTACGGCCAACGAGGTTTATGCTTTCGGCTACGGTACGAACAACAGCCCGAATATAGGGAATACCGGCATCATCAAGAAAGATGCGGCTGCGAGCCTTTCCATCACCGGTGCCTATACGGTGAACGATCCCTTGAGGGTTTATGGCGCGAGCCGTATGAAGGTGCTGGATATGAGCGGGGCCGCCGACCACCTGAAAAACGCTTTCGACCTGGGCAAATGTACCGTGCTGCGCGAACTGAACCTTCAAAGTTCCGGCAACGGCAGTACCGGCTGGTGGTTGAACATCGGCAACTGCAAGCAGCTACGTAAACTCAACCTTCGTAACCAGGCACAGGCGAAAACCGGGGGAAGTACCAGTACCGAGCTGGATTTGAGTGCGCAGACCAAGCTGGAAGAACTTGAGGCCCGCGGTACGCAGGTGCAGAGCGTGGTGCTAGCCAAGGGTTCTCCCGTGACGCTGCTCCACCTTCCCGGTACACTGACCAGCCTCCGTCTGGAATATCTGGGCAGACTGACCACCGGCGGGCTGACATTAGAAAGCTACAGCAAGGTGAAGACCTTCATCTTTGACAGTTGTCCAGGTATTGACTGGGAAACCCTGCTGGGCCGTTGCACGGGTGTGGAACGTATCAGAGTAACCGGTATTGACCGCGAGGATGACGGTACGTGGCTGAATAAGTTTGTCGGGATGGGCGGTGTGGATTCCGATGGCAATACTACGGACACGTGCGCTTTGGTGGGTACGGTACAGCTCACGCGCTACATTGATGACGATACGTACAGCGCTCTGAAGGCGCACTTCCCGGAACTGAATATCCGGCAGCCGGAATACACGATGATCGAGTTCGACGACGAGGTATCGGATGACGCGAACGTGAGCAACCTTGACAACGGTACCGGCTACAAGTATGACAACGCGTATGAGGTGAGCGGTCATATTTCCGCCATCCTGAAGCAGCGTCACCGTGTACTTGCTAAAGTGACTAAAAAAGCGACGACGCGGGGTGTGAACATGGCGAACGTTGATACCACGGTGAACAACCTGGACGGTGAGATGACCTACTACCCGCTGGACGACACGGACAGCAACAAGTACGCCGACGGCACGGCTGCCAGACTGGACGGCACTGAAGGTGACTGGATGATGTACGAGCCCTTCTTCTGGAGCAAGGGTATCAATGATTACCTGAACGGCAAGCATTACTCCTGTTACAGCAGTAACGGTTCGGATAACATGCCTTCCGTTCCGGATGCTGACGTCCTTACGCTTGACGACATTAAGGGCACGAGTGGCGGTTATCTTTCCGGTCGTAAGATCATGAGCGGAAAGGATACGCTTTCGAACAGCTACAGTACTGACAGTACGTATTCGGTATGCAAGGTGAACGTGGACGGTTACAAGCGTGTGCGTTTCCCGAGCGTTCCCGGTACAAGCCTTGTCGGAAGCATTTTCACAGACGATTCCGGCACGGTCATCAGTTCAATCGTCGTCCCTACCTTGAGCAACAAGTTCGAGGCCGGTATGTACCTGATTGCCGATGTTCCGGAGGGTGCCACTGCTCTTCACTTCTCCATTCTGAACACGGCAGAGTTCGATAAGGTTGTCCTTTCTAACAGTGACAGGATCGAGGATATGGAACCCGAATGGGTGCCTAATGACGAGCACTTGTGTGCCGTTGTGGGCAGCAGTGTTGTCGGTTCCAAACTTCGCGCCTGCATTACCGGCGGGAGTACTACGGCGAGCATGACCTGGGCTGATTTTCACTATTACAGTGTCCAGCGCGGTATGCAGCAGATTGATGCCCTTATGCACTCGCGCATCGCGAATCTTTTCTACGCGAAGTACGGTCGTCGTGACAGCCAGGAACAATGCGGCGCGGGCTCTCACACGAACAACCGTACTACGGGTGGTACTGCCAGCCGCGGGATGACGGACACGATCGGCTACGAGGAAGCCTCCTCAATCAACCCTAATGTGACGAACAGCCTGATAGAAAACTCCGTCCACCAGTATGCGTGGTACCGTGAGAAGGATGACTACGGCGGGGCCACGGTTACGCAGGTGAATAATATTTGTTGCCTTGGCTACGAGGACATCTATGGTCATAAATATGACATGATGGACGGCGTGGACCTCCCTAATGACACGGGCAATTCCGGGAAGTGGCGCATCTGGATGCCTGACGGCAGTACCCGCCTGGTTAAGGGTTCCGTGAGCTCCGGTATCTGGATTACCGCCGTGGCGCATGGCAAATATATGGACGTGATTCCGGTGGGTTCCGTTTCGGGTTCCTCCTCGACAAATTACTGCGACATCTACTACATATCCACTGCCTCCGTCCGTGTGGTCTATCGCGGGTACGTCAATGCG